TTGGTCAGCATGTCCGACTTGTTCAACAGCTCGTTATGCAGCTTCGTCTGAAAATTGAAAATCTTCTCAATCGCGCGCGGGTCGGTGTCGATGTTCGGGTTGTTCTTGATGAACAGCTGCATGGAGATGCGATTGCCTTGGGCGCCCTTACCGGTGTCGCTGGCCAGGGACTGCTGCATGGTCTGCAAGGCTTCTTGCGCCGCATATTTCTGAAATTCCTGAGCAGCGGACAGGCTGCCGCCGGCGATGCCGTCGACCACCGATTGCGGCATGCCTGGAATGGCTTGCGCCATTTTCGCCATTTCGACGCGGGAATCCATGCCGCCGCCAGCTTTGAATTTGGTCAGGGCGTCGCGGGATTCTTGAATACGTTGTAGCAAGCCCTGCGCTTCACTCAGCTGGGCACCGACATGTTCACCCTTAGCCTGCAGCGCTTTGGCGGCGTCCGTGGAATATGCTAGGCCTGGTTCATTCCGCGCCTTGACATCTGCGGCTGCCTGCGCCGCCTCGGAGGCCGATTGCAGGACCGGCGCACCACCGGCAGGAGCAGCACCACCAGGGACGGCGCTTTGTGCCGGCGCTTGCCAGGCGTTATAAATCTTCGTGGCTTCGGTTTGCAGCCCTTGGATTAGCGCCTGTTTGTGAGTGCTATCCGGCAGTTGGCTGATCTTGTCCATGGCCGTCAGGTACATGTTTTTCAGCTGTTCTGGGTCCCTTGTCTGTGCCAGCGCCATTAGGCTCTGCTGCGTCTGCGGCGGCACAGGCTGCCCGTCGAAACCGACGGTCGGCGGCTGATAGGCCACTTGCTGAGCAGCAGGAGCAGCACCAGGGGCAGGTTCGCCGAGATACTGGCCAACCGTGCCGCCGACCGGGCGTCCGTTCTGCCCGACATAGCCCAATGGGAGTAGTTTTGCTCCTTCGGTCGCTGCCGAAGTAGCGCCGGCGAGCTGGCCTTGAGCCTGCGCGGCACCTGGCAACGCCGATACCTGGTTATTGACAGGATTGATATTCAGACCGCTTTTCGGATCAGCGTAATATTTTGTCTCGCCTGTCATCGGGTCCTTGTAGTAGGCGCCGGCGTCGCGCTTGACACCATCATTGGCATATTTGTACAAATCGGTCAGGTTCTTGGTGTCGAAGCCGGTAGCAGCCAGCTTGTTCAGGATGTCCAGATTGATCCCGCTCGGCGCGCCACTCCCACCAGAAGCGCCGGTGGCACCAGCCCCAGGCCCGCCAGGCTGCCCACCTTGTCCGCCGGCGCCAGAATTCTGGCCGCCGAACAGCTGCTGCAACAATTGGTTCTGCTGCTGCGACTTGATCAGCCCGAGTTGCATTTGCTGAGCTTGCAGTGGGAACAGAGAATTCTTTTGCTGCTCACCCTGGATCGCCAGCGCATTCGCATAGGACGTCATCGGGTTATCCAGCTTCACAGGCTGGATATTCGAATAAATCGAAGTGTCGATAGGCATTTTCAGTCCTTAGCCGTAAGCTGGATCATAGGCAGTGCCACCGAGCACAGTGCCGTTGTAGGTCAAATCCTGATATGGCGTCGAGTTAGCCGGCTGAGATAGGCTATTCAAGCGACTGGCATTCTGATAAGCATTGAAACCAGTTGAAAGCCCATTCGTCAGGGCATTGCCCTGTGCGATATAGCCCGAGGCTCGAGCATTGCCTACGCCTACCTGGTTACTTGAAATGTTGTTTGCAGTATTCTGGCCGACGCTTCCCACCAGAGAATTGGCAGTCTGGCCGGTACCGGCGACACCGGCCAGCTTGTTATAGGTGTTCGACTGGTTATTGACAAACCGGTTATAAGCCTGCCCGAATTCATTCGATGCGAAGCCCTGGTTGTAGTCGGCCGCAGCCTTGACGGCGGCGCCGGACAGCAGGCCACCCTTGGCAGCCAGCGAAGCATTCACCCCGCGCATGCCCTGGTCGAGCCGGAACTGATAGCCAGGATCAGCAACGAAATCGGCATTCGTGAAATTCTTGGTTAGCGCGCCATAGTTGCCGGTGCCATTGTCGGTACCTATCCCCAGCTGCTGCTGCAGCGCATCGCCGGCGGCGTTACCGCGGGTCATCCATGGCAGATTGTCGGTCCGCGTCTGGTTGTATTGCTGCTGCTGCGTCGCATTGGCCTGGTCGGCGCCGGCGGTCTGCGCGCCCTGAGCGCTACTGGCTGACGACATATTCGATACCAGACCGACCGCGGCGATCCCGGCCCCTACCCATGCTACTGACATGATGTTTCTCCTTCAATAACCATAGGGTCGAGGTCATCGAAACTCTCACAGGCAATCATTGCCTCAAGCTTGTCGATGTCGCGCTCATTTGTTGGATTGAGAAAAATATTAGTGAAAATGGTGTCTTCATGGGCAATACCGACTTTCTGCAGCCCGGCCGGCGAGACGATCGAGAAACCGGCCTGCACACGCATGAAGCCGGTTTCTGTCAGCACCGAGATGTCGCCCTTGAGCACGATGTTGATGCACTCTTTTTTGTGGATTTTCCCCACCAGCATCGAATCCTTGGGGATAAAAAGCTCCCGCATATACATGCCATCGGCAAACACATGCTTGACCGGAAACTTGACTTGGTCACCTTTCGGTAGCGCAAGCAGCTTATGCACCAGCTCTGTGATCTTGGCGCGCACCACCAACGGGGCCTCGCCGTTGTAGTTGAAAGTTGGCGCGCCGGCGGCGTCGAGAACGATCAGGTCATTCATCAATCGGCCACTGACATGGTAATAACCTCGGATGGGATAGAGCTTTCCAGCGCACCAGTGCGTTTTGCACCCCATCGCTGCGCGATCTCTGCCCGTTCAGCAGCTGGAACGGTAATATCCATGCAGATTTCACTGGCCACGCCCCAACCTAGTGGGTTCAGCCAGGTCTGCAGAACATCCGGCATAGCGCCCTGGACGACATCGCTGATGATTTTCTGGTATTGGATCGTCGCCACCGGGTCACCCGGCGGAATCGGCCAGAGATAAAGCGTATTCGACGGGTCGATGTAGAAGCTGTTCGGCAGCGGCGCCGTCGTGGCCTTGTTGGTCAGATTTACCCAATAGGCATGCGAAATCTGCTTGAGCGGGATTTTGTTGCCGAGGTAGAGAATCCAGACGACCGGGTACGAATAATAATCCGCTGGCAGCGCCATCGTTTGGACGCCTGTCCATACCAGCGGCACCTCTCCGGACAGCTTCGGCCAGTTGTAGCCGGCCAGCGGCATCGTTTTGAGCAAACCATCGAGCGCGCGCAGGGCTAGCTGCATGTCACCCGCACTCGGCGTCTCATTGGCCGCGATGGCGCCGCAATGCTTGAGGGCGTCAGAACAGATGTCCTGCGCCGCCAGCGTCCAGGTCGTCGACATTATGCAGGCGTCACGGTGTAGGAGAAACGCGGGATCTTGATCGGCGTGATCTTGCCATCTTCGCTCTTGATGCTGGTATTAACGACCGCATCCTTTAGAACATTGAGATAGTTCTCGTTGATCGTCACTTCCTTGTCGCGCTGGATCACGATCTGCTTGTAGTTATGGATGATCGGTACATCGCCCTTGTCGGCCTCGCCCTCGCCGCTGTGGATGGTGACCTTGAACATTGCCGGCGGTGCAGCTGCCGCTTTCTTTTCTGCTGGTTTTTCGATGACTTCGGACATTTTTTTCTCCATGAAAAAAGCCCGGTGATTAGCCGGGCTTTCGGTTGTGGTGCAGATGGGATTAGCGCTCGGCGTACCAGGCGAAGGTTTTGGAAGCCAGGATCGTGGCCGCCTTCACAGTAAAGCCATTGCTGCCGACGCTGATGCCGTTGGTAGTCTCGTTCGTGACGGTGCCGGCCGCGATCGTATGGATCGAGGAAAACGCCGGCATGCCTTCATACCAAACATCTTGAATCCGATCCGTCACGTTGACGAAGGTCACAGAGCGCGGGTTGAAACCGAGCGTAATAGTGGTATCAGCGGCGGCGCCAGCGTCGGTGACGATGCTACCGACGGACACATTGCTGACGCCAGCATTGTTGCTCTGGGTATTGGTGGTAAGTGCCATTTCAAGCTCCTAAAATTGGAATTGCCCCGCAGCTAGGCGGGGCGAATTGATTACAGGGAAGCGCCTGTTTCCAGACGGATCATCCAAGAATCGTTGAGGATCTTGGTAGTGGTGGTAGCTTTCCAGCCAACTGTCGAACGTTGTTCCAGCGGGTCGGCGGTACCGGAAGAACCCAGAGCCTTGACGTAGGTCTGCATCGCGTTGCCGGACAGCGGGCACACGCCATAGGCGTTTGCAGCGATCAGCAGCGAAACATAGACGTCGAAGTTGGCGCCGTTGTTCTTGTAGACCGTTGTGCCAGCAGCACCAGCACCTGGGAAAATCTTGCAGTTGGTCGAAGAAACAAAGCGGATGTTCTTGTAGGCGCCGATTTCATCTTCCATCGTCTGCTCTTGGGTGCCGTAATCGCTGATGGAGCGATAGCCGGTGATTTGCTCCAGGTCATACTCGACGTCTGGGTGCACCAGCATGATGAACGACTTGCGCACCGAGCCGGTACCGACTTTGTCGGATGGCATGATGCCGTCTTTCACATACTTGGCGTTCTGCACCTTCAAGAACCGGATGGCCTTATCCAGGTCGGGGCCGGTGATCTTGATGTTGACGTTGACGCGGCCTGCTACACCGCCAGCATAGGCAGCATTCGTGCCCGCTACCAGCACATCGCGACGCGCCTGGTCGATGGTAGTGCCGGCCTGGTCGCCTAAGACGTCGGTGGCTTCGGTCACGACAGCATCCTGATTGGTCATCGATACCAAATCCGACAGCGTGATGTAGTCGCCGAACTGGCTCAATGTCGCGAGCAGATCGGTAACAGCCAAGCTGGAACCGGTAGGCGTGACGCCTTCAGTCAGCGGGATGGATGCAGCGGCGAGCTGCGAATAGCGGCGAAACTTGATCTGATTGCCGTTGCGTTGCGCGATCGGACGTTTTTGACCGAAACGGCCATGAACTTCCGAAGGCTGCGCACGCGCAAGCAGGTTGCGATCGTAAAACGCTTGTACGCCTGGTGGGATTTGCCCCAAGGTAGTGGTGCCCATTTGATGCTCCTATCGAGTAGAGGATTAATAACCTTTGACGCGGCGGACTTCTTTCTCGAAATCTGCGTCGCTCATGTTTTGGATACGTTGAACGGCTTCCAGATCGACATCGGGAGCGGTGCGATTACCTGCACTGCCGCCGCCGGCGCCTGGAACGCTCATAGCTGACTTTCTTGCCACCGTTGCGGCTGCCGCGGCGAACCGCTTGCCGACTTGCTGCTCGGTGAAAGCCAACTTTTCTGCCGTGATTTCACGAATTGCAACCAGAGGGTTATTCCACTCATTGCCGAGTTCGACGCTGCGCTTCAGAATCGCCTTTTCCAGTTCGGGATCGATCGACATATCAAAAATGCCTGGGTGAGCAGTACTGACCGCGTCCATCCATTTCTGCTGTGTGTCTTGAGCCTGTTGCTGTGGCGCTGGATCGCCAGCCACATAGCGAATTGCATCAGCCAGATCTGGATTTGCATCCAGGATTGCCGGCTTCGTCGCATCGCGCTGTTGCTGTTGACGCTCCCTTTCAATCTCGGCAATACGCTGGGCGTTCTTGGTTCCCCATGCTTGGGTATCCTTAAGCGCTTTCTGCGTCTTTTCGAGTTCGGCCCGAACTTCGGCCAAGGGATCGACTGTCGCGGGGTCAGTTTTAACTGCTGGCTCGCCCGTCTTGATGACCGGATCGGTAATGACTTCTGGCTTGGTGCCAGCGGCCGCCGAATCGAGTAGTGCAGCTGCTTCGTCGTATTCCTTCTGGTATTGCTCTTCAGGTGTCAAATCAGGCATTGCTTGCTCCTAATGGGTCGATTACTCGATAGTCCATGCTGCTGTTAAATTTCCGGGTCCGATTGCTCAGATAGTCCGGACTTGATCCCGTCGCGCTCGGAAAGCAGCGCGTCAGGAAGATTCAGTAAGTCACGCAGCGCCTTGATGCGGCCGCGCGTCTCTTCGTTGTTCTCGGCGATCAGGCTGGCTGTGTAGTCGCCAATGCGATTACCAATTTCTTCCGCGATCGGCGCCCAAGATGACTGCATTGCCGACAGCACTCGATTCAAATGTTCCAGCCGATCTTCGGCGGTCATTGCTGGGCCTGCTCAGGCGTAAAAAAACCCGCATCGGCGGGCTGTGGTTGTGGTTGCTGCTGCGATTGGTCCGGGGGCGGCTCTTGCTGAGCCTGTGGCGGCTGCTGTCCCATGAACTGAGACATCTGCTGCATCATCTGCGCCAACAGCGCCTCTGCAGTATTCAAGCGACTAGGATCGATCGCGTTGACCTTGGCAATTTCAATGTCGGCGATGGCGCGGCCGGCCTCGGCTTCGCTGTGAATCTGGGCCTCGGCAATCTTGACCTGGCCCTGCGTGATTTGGGCCTGCTTGTCGAACTGGAGCTTCTGAATTTCACCTTCAAGCGCCTGCATATGCTGTTCTGACTTTTGCAGTGCATCTTGCATCTGCTGCATCTGCTGCTGTACCTCTGGCGGAATCTGCGCGGCTGGGTCGTCCTTCTTGATCGGGCTTTCGCGGCCAATCTCCATCACATCCCAGGTTTGCTGCAGCAGTTCAGTTGCGTCTATTTTCGGCGCCGTGATTGGATTCCCAAGTGCAAACGTGGCAAACGCATGCAATTTGCTGCTCAGCACCTCTTTCTGCATGAACGAGCTGGTGCCGGTGGCGTTCCATTCCATGAATGAGGTCTTGCCGAACTGCTTGATCTGCTGCCAAATTTGGGCGATTTCGTCGCCATGGATGCGCTTGACTGTCTCGACGTCCAGATATTTGATGTTCCAGTCGACCAGGCAGTCGATGATCGGCTCGATCCACATGGAATCGATGTTCTGGATCACTTCCTTGATCGGCATGGATGCCGACGACATGATCATGCTGATGCCGGACGCCGTCTGGTTCAGGTGCCGCGAGTCATCGCCCTGGGTGTACTTGGTGATGCCGGTGTCGTCGTCCGAAAACTGTTCAGACATCTTGATGACCTCAATCCAACCGTTTGTGATGTCTTGCTCGGTATGCTGCACCAGGGCGTCCTTGCGCTCTTCCGAACTCAGGCCCGGCTTGAACTGATAGACCTTGCCTGGAAATTTGCGGAAATCCTCTGTCGGCAGGAACTTGCTGCGGTCGACCGAAGTGGTGCCCAGCAGCGCCATGCCCTTCCCTTCCATGAACAGCCGAAAAGCTGCATTGACCGTCTTCTGGTGAGGCTGGTTGTTCTCGGCCACGCCGACGCCCCACATTTCATGCTCACTGGCCTCATACAGGCAGCGGTGAGTCGGGTTGCGGCCGCCGTACGGGTTCAGGTCGATCTTGACCACGACGCCGCCGGCCATAATCACGATGACATCCACGACGCCGCGGTCATCGTCGGACTCATTGGCGGCAACAGTGTTGGCTGTCGGGGTCCCGATGCTCTCGACACCTTCGTCGGCCTGCATCAGGTTCTTTGGTACCGTGCCAAAGAAGCGCGCCACCTTGATGCGGTTATTCTTGTGCCAGTATTCGACGTTACCGCGCAGCTGGCCGGCGATCTCTGAACCTGTCTCACTGCCACGGTCCATCGAACCCTGCAGCGCGGCGTCGATGTTGCTGTAGCGTGGATCGTCGCGCCAGGCCGCCACGGTCGTCGGCGACATCATCGTCACCCAGAAGACGCCCAGGCCATCATCGACCTCACGTGACTCTGGATCCGGATACACATCCAGGGTGTTGCCCAGCTCGAAATAGGGGAAATCGTAGTCGTAACTTGTTTCTTGCAACACGGCGAACCCTTGCGACATGTCGACGTTCGTTTCCTTCAGCGTTTCTTTCCGTACGAACGGGCCGAACATGAAGCCGGTGCCATAGGTGGCCAGGGTGTTCACACCGGCGCGCAGCATGTCCTTGAACTTGCCGCGAGTAAGTTGCTCGGTGATGATGTCTTCCATGGCATCAGCGAACGGCGCCAGCTTCTCAAGCGTCGGATTCGTGTCGAATGGCAGCTTGCCATTGCCGAACAGGGCATCATTAATCTTGGAGCGAGCCGCACGCACCTTGTTGCGCGTCGAGCCGATGAACAAGCCGGTTGCCTTGATCGACTTCGCGGTGCCGGTGCCCTTGGTGTCGTTATCGCGCGGGATCCGCATTACGTCCTGGTAACAGTCCAGCATCTTCAACTCTTGCGGCTTGCGCGCACGCTCCCATTCCATCAGGCGCGCTTCGAGCAAGGACGCGAGGCTCTGCGTGGCCTGCAAAGAGTCCGAAGAAGTTTCCATTAAAAGTAAAATCCGTTCTCGTCAGGTGCGTTTTGTACGATTTCCACGTTCATTTCTGCTTCTTTCTGCGACAGGCCATAGCGACGCATCATGTAGGCATAGCGGGTAGCCGCCATCAGATCATCGGCTTCTTTGACGACCTTGCCATCCTTGCGGTGATACATTCGGAATTCCTCGAACCAGTCGCTCAGGTGGGAAAACACCTTGAATTTCTTCAACTGCATGCGCTGGAGCATGTCCTGTAGGCCAGCCTCGACGCCGTTGCCGCCATCTGGGAACGTGGCGCGGTTCGGCATCATTGCCAGGCCGGCGCCCTTGTACTGCTTGGCCAACTCTTCGCCGGATCCCTTGTCATGCTGCAGTCCATCATGCGGCCAGGAATATGGCAGCCACTTCGGCCATTCCTTGAGAGAGTGCGCGAACAAGATCGGCGTCTGTTCTTTCTGACGGTGGCACGCCGTGACGTAGAAATCGTCGTTGTCGCGGTCCCATGCAACCCTTACGCCAGCGCTCGGATGGTCCCAACCGAAGTCGATGCCACCCAACTGCGCCCAATGCGACGGAATCGGGAAAGCTGCAACCTTGATGCTTTCCTCGTCAATGGCGAAGATGCGGCCGGATCCCAGCGACGGCACACCCTTGGTCCGTGCGTCGCGCTCATGCGCCGGATAGCTGGCGATGATCGCAGCGCGCTGCTCGTCGGTGTAATGCTCGGCATCGCCGATTGTCATAGTCGTGACGTGGGTGCCGGCTGGCTTGTCCATCAGGAAGCGCTTGACGACCGTGGACATACCTTGCAGCGGGGTGAATGTCATGTAGACGATCCCCCCGGTTGCGTTGGTCCGCGTCAAGCCTTCCATGTAAATGTCTTCGGGCGGCTCTTCGTCTGGCCAGAAGAAATCCAGCGTCTCGCCCTGGAACTTCTCGCGCCCCTGGTCGTAGGACTTGAAGCCGATCAGGCTTTCCCCCGCCTGAACGTCGCCGCCGCCGCCGAACACCACCACCACGGTATCGATCGCATCGGCGACGCCGCGCTTCATCGATTTGTCCTTGATCGCATCCTTGGGGATGGATCCCGTGCCGATGGCGTTGATACGGCCGCACATGACGCGCTGCACCGTGTCGCGTGTCGCTTCTGAGGTCACACCGGCAGCCCAGCCGACGACAGGCTTCTCAAACACCCGGCCGCCCCAATCATCCGGATAGCGACCGGTCAGGTGCATGGCACTTTCAAAGCCAGCGCTCCAGGTCTTGCCCAACTGGTTGCCGGCGATCAGCAGGCGCTCGCGGTGAGTACGTCCAGCAGCGTGGAACTCAGCCTGCTTAATGTAGGCCCGATACTCGCTCAGCTTGTTGTGGCTGCGCCTCGTCTCCAGCTCCTTCTGCAATGCCATGAGCATTAAGGTAGCTTTGGAGGGCGGCAACGCCAGCAATGAGGTCATCGTCGGACAAGTCTTCCAGTGGGCGCTTGATCTCCAATTCCTTGGGCATCAGGCTTGCTACGATCTTGAGGTATTGCGCGGGCTGCTGCGTCCGCGTTTTGGTAATTGCGGCCTTCCCATGCTGCGCGAAGTCCTCGGCCAGGTCGCGGAGGAAGTCACCTTGCAGGCGATTGCGGGAACCGACAGGCTTACCGCCCGGGTTCGCTGCTTGGCCTTTTTTGAACTGCGTGGCCTTCCCGGCATCCTTGATTTTGGGATTGGCCATAACCTATTTCTGTGGTTTCAGAACAACGACTTGGCTTTGGCAACCAATGCCATCAGGGCGCTTTGAGCATCACCCTCCAGCTTGACGGCTTCAGCTTCGATCTCGTCTAGCACGGACAGGTGTGGCTGCGCAGCATCGAAAGCGGCCTTAGCCGTGGCCAGGTTCGCGTTTGCCTCATCGGCAGCTGCGAGAGCAGCATTCAGGTTGTCTTGAAGGGACATGACGATCTTTCAAAAAAATGCCGCGTCCTCAGTCAAGAGTCGCGGCGGAAGCTCGGTGGTGGCCGAACGCAGGAGAAACATTGTTTTTACATTCTCACGACTGGTGACTCAGGGTTAAGTCGCGGCCCACGTAGTCCGTTCTCATCCACGATCTGTAGTCACCATGCGTCAGAATGCAAAAAGCCCCGGATCCGTGAAGATTTCGGGGCTTATAAAGCAGAAAGGCTGTTTCCCCATAGGAGAAGCAGCCTCTGCGCGGAATTGTAGTCAAAATAGAGACGAAGTGCAAACATTTCTTTTCAAGTTCATTTCAAGGTGTTGCTTTGCTTCCACTGCGACTGTGATCAAATCTGCCTGCGCGAATCTCCAGGAACTAGCCAAGCTGCATATCCGGTAAATGGCCCAAACGTGCAGTGGCTTGAGATTGTTGATCTCGGTGTTGGTGGCGGCGCCGACGGCGTTGTCGCGCGCGGCCTGCTCTTCCCAGATGTCTGTCCCATAGCCGTCGGTGTTCCCGCGCAGGCCCGACGATGCTTTCGCCTTCAAATCCCGGTCGCTGTCGCCGTGCATCCATTCCTTCCAGCAGTCCAGGCAATAATCGAGACCGTCCGGCTTCACCCAGGTATCGGGCCGGTGGGAACCCTTGGGTGCGCGATGCATTATTTTCTTTGCCGGTTGTTCGGTCATGTTTTTCTCCTGATTATTTTTCAACTAAAACGCTGCTTCTTCCGCCGGCCACAGCGCTGGGCAGTCGGTGCTGATGTCCATCTTTTCCGCCGCCGCCAGGTCATCGAACAATGCTACCTGCGGCTGAACCGTCGCAATCGGCGTGATCGTCACCACCACCCGGGCCTCGCCGTCCGGCTCCATGCGCTCTCCAGTGTCGCGCCGCACCCACTTGTCATCTTCGATAGCCACGCCCTTGAGCGAGTCGTAGAGAACCTTGCGGGCGTTGTCCAGGTCGAGGCATTGCACCGTGTCGTCCCAGGCGGCGCCGTCGCGCTTCATACGCTTCTGCCAGTCGAGCGGCCGGTGCGGGTAGAGCTTAATGTCGATCTGCACCCGGCCGGTGATCGGCGCGCGGACGCCGGCGGCCATTGCCAGCAGCGCGACGGTTTTCTTGTATTGCTTGGCCTCATGCGATGGCGCGGTCATGGTGCGGCCGCCCAGGGGAAAGGATTTCCAGTACCGGTTTGCCGATATCGGGTAAGGCAGCGTCAGGGTGATGGGTTGCATAATTCCTCGCTTCGTTGCATATTTTCGGCGTTTGTTGCATAGCCCGGCTCTGGCCGGGCGCTGGGGTTATGCGCGGCAGGCCGCCCGATGGCGCTTCACATTGCGGGCCTTCTTGCTGGCGCGCTTCTGCTGAGCCATAGTCATCCCCGGGCGCGGGTAGCTATATCCGTAGCCGGAGTAGTAGACTTGGCTGCTGAACAGGCTTTTCTTGGACTTTTTACCTACGATCGCCCGAGGTACTGGCGCTGCGTTTGCAGCAGCCATACCAGGCGAGAAAGCGAGTCCGGCTGCCATGACCGCCGCTAAAATTCGTGAATTGCGCATCTGAATCTCCTTGGTTGAAAATCGGTTATGCGTGCTCTGGCACCTGGTGCTGCACGCGCGTCCATGAATCGGATTTCTGCGCTGGCGCCGTGACAATCTCACGCTGTTGCTGCGAGCTGCAGGCTTTCACCAGTTCGCCATCAAGGCGGTGCAGCCATGCCCGGATGCCTTTGTCGGCGTCGCCGTAGAGCAGGTCACTGCGCTGGTGCTGGCGCATTTCGTTCTGGATCGTGCGGTAGGTCGCCGGCCAGTCGTCGGAGCATTGCTTGACGCGGATGGCATTGCAGGCAGCTACAAGCCAGGCCATGCGGTTCAGCTCGGCGGTGACCTTTTGCCAGGCAATGGCGTCCCGGTTGTAGTGGAAATGGCAAAACCATTGCTGGGTGCCGCTGGTGCTGCTGGTCACGGAGCCGGGCATCGGGCAGCCGTGGGCGGCGCAGCGTGTGGTGTCGACTTCGTGATCGTGGCTCATGCGGCTTTACCTCCCTGGGATGGATCGGATTTGCGCTTGCGGATTTCTTCGGCGATGCGGTCAGCGAACTGCGGATAGCCTTCGGTGCCCTTGGGGAACATGCCCAATTCCCTGCCCTTGGCGTCGATGCCGGGATTGGACTTGCGCCATTCGCTGTCCGTGCGCGGTGGCGCCGGGTTCAACTTCTCGGTGATGATCGGGCGCAGGTAGTTCGGATGGATGTCGCCGTCGGGCTTGTACTGCCGGGCTTGCTCGATGGCGTCCAGGAGCAAGGCGTCGGTAATCTTCGGGTTGTCGGCCCACTCGATGGCCAGGGGATGCATGGCGGTCATGGGCTTGACCTGCCTTGCCCTCAGCAAGACCGAGACCTGGACGTTTCGATTTATCGGTTTTGCGTCGTCGCGGTCACCGGCCTGAGCGGGAGCTAATGAGTTTGGGGAAACAGACGACGCTTCTTGTTTTATGTTTGGTGACTGGTGACTGGTGACTGGTGACTGGATAGCCGTTGCGTCACGCGTGACAGGTTGCGTGACATTGCGTAACGTTATGCGTTCCAATGCTGTGACAAGATCGTCCGTTGACGTATCAAAAGCGGGCACCTCGCCGTGTTCACGGAGTGCATCGAACAGTTCTTTACGGCGCTGGCGGTGGCGGCGTTGACGCTCACGCTCATTCTCGCGCTTAGTATCCTTGCCCTCGGTTTTTCCCAGGTAACGCGCGACCTCAACGTCACACCGGCTGTTATGCCAGCCATCAACGTCAAGCTCAAAAAACTCGGACAGCACCGTTTCGACTGCTTCCCGTTCTTCTTTCGTGCGCGCGCCGATCAAGCGTTGCACAGCCTTCAAATCAGCCGGCAGCGGTTTTTCTTGGGCGTAATACTTGCGGATCATGCGACTGTAAGCAGCATCCTCAACGAACGTGAGGTGTGCTGTCGCCTCGGCATAGTCGCCAATGTGGTGCTCGTAATAATTCATGGCTGGCGCCTCCGCGGGTGCTGCCGGGATATGGATTGCAGCACTGCCGAGGTTTCGCGGCGCGCGCGGTCGGCTTGACGCCTCATTGCCGCAATCTGGCGGCGTTCAGCTGGGGTCAGCGGGGTTGGGAATTCTGTAGTCATATCGTCAGTCCCCGCACATGCAATCGACCAGGGCGGCATCGTCATATGCGAACATTTCGCCTTGAGTAAGCGCATTGACTTGCATCTGCGCATAGCTGGGGCGGTCAATTCTAAAAAATGCGGCATTGCCGGTATTCGGAATACCGGCAACCTTCTTTTCCTGCGCAGCCCACCAGATCGCGCGGTCTGGTGCCTTCCTGATCAAGGACAGAACTTGATTTGCGCCCTTTAGAAAGCAGAGGTCACAATTTCCTTCCGAGGTAACGCCGTCATCGTTGCGTAGGCCAAGGTCAAATGGCTGGTGGCGCCAGAATTCACCAACAACGCGCTTGGTGACGCCAGCGCCAGCGAGAGGCAAGCAAGGTTCGCCGCCTCGGTTATCGCGGCCTGGCGACGTCATGCGGGCAATGCGGCGTGGCTCATCAGCACGGATCCCCATCACGTTGTCCCAGCTGTCGTATCCCAGGGACTTCATAAAGGCTTGGCCGGTTTTTACCTTGAGATTTGCAGTGCAGAGGCGTTGCGTAGGATTTGGCAAATAACCGAGGGCTGTTGTCATTGCGTCGAATGGCTCTCCGTTACGGCTGGCCGTAGCAAAACTCACCACTTTGAAGTAGCAATTGGACCGCCCTGGGGGAATGAAGCCATCCCACTCAAGCCAGGTAATCGGAACGCCCCACTCGCGGGAACAAGCATCAATAAATTCGAGTGTCTCTGGCATTTCCTTGCCGGTGTTCTGGAAAGTGACGTGAACATCTGGCGGCAGGCACCCATGGACATCAAGAATCTGCCGCAGCATATAGCCTGACGTGCGGCCTCCGCTGAAACAAATCTGAGCAGGCCCTTCAATTAAATAATCAGATCGGTCGCTCACGCAGCCCCCGCCAGCACGTCGACGCACCACTCAATCGGAGTCCGGCGGCCGGCGGTGAACAATCCAGCTGCGGCCGGCACGATGCGCTGTCTCACCGGCATGATTTCCTTTTCCAGATCCGGCGCCCTGTCCGCATGCTGCTTGTACTTCACATGCTCAGGCTCAGGTGGCTCGATCGCTGATCCGGCCAGGTAATAGACGGCGCGGCGCGGATTTGACATGTCCGCCTCCAGATCGCCGCCGGGCATGGCCATCTTGAAGGCCTGGCGCTTGATTTGTTCGGCGGTGACATAGGGCGCTATCTCGCGCACTTTAGGCGTCAGATCACGAACACAGAGGCCGCATGGCGATGCCAGCAAGACCGTTTTGATGACGATGCGGACTTCGCGCATCTCATTACGCTTTTGAAAAGGCTGGCCCATGGCTATTCCTTAGAACGGTTGACCATCACCCAGAGCATTAGCCCGACGATGGCGATGATGACGAGCGGAAAGATGAGGCATTCGTCGTTGGTCATGACTTATCTCGGCAGCAGAGCGATTTCAGACGGCGCATTGAAGTGCTGCCGCGCCAGGGTGGCTACTGCGCGCATGCGCTGGGCGTCCGAGAAGATTGGCGGGAAGTCGATGGGACGGTAGAAGCCGGCGGCCTTCTCTACTGGCTGGGCTTGCGGCTCGGTTTGGATGTGGTGTTGGATGTTCATTTGACGATGCCCTTCCTGCGGCTTTCGATTTTGGAATTGAGGTATTTGGAAGCCATGTTCTCGATGGCGAAAATCTCATCGGGATCGAACATCATGGAATCCGAGGATGCCACCTGCAGCTCGAGCGCGGCCAGGAGCTGGGACCACTTCGGCAGGTCTTCCAGCATGCGGCTGACGGTGCTGGGATGCACCCCCATGCACGATGCGACAACGACCTGCGTCTTCTCTGCAACGCGCCGCAACATATCGCTCTCGATCCGTGCTGCGGACATGCGTGTACTTTCCGGAGAATCGTCGGAAACTGGCGTTGTGTTCACGACAGCACCTTGTCGGGTTCGCACTGGATATGCGCATAGGCAGTCCAGTCAAGATCGGGACGTTTGAGTTTGTAGAACTCAATCCAAGGGCGTGGGATTTTGTCGGCTGTGCCCCATTGGGAAATTCGACCTTTGGAAAGACCTGTGTCTTCCATGATCTTGGCCGGACCGCCCAACAGCTCTATCAATTGTTTAGTGTTCATGGAACTGAGTATAGAACGCTAAACCGTAAAAGGTCAAGCTCACTAAACCAACATTAGTTTAGAGTCATAAACATGAAATCATTAAGTGAACGCGTCGAGAAGATTCTGAAAGACCGGCCAGAGTTGGACCAGGTCAGTCTCGGCAAGATGGCCGGCGCGTCGAAAAGTGTTGTAAATCAGTGGTTGGATGGGAAAATTAAATCCATGCGGCTGGACTACGCCCTCAACATTGAGCGGGCCATCGGCTATAACCACATTTGGCTTGTTCTAGGCACCGGCAACGTATTCCCAGAGTCAAAAGGGTGGCCTTTCAGTGCCAACCTGGAGCAATTCCTAGCAATGCCAGAGGATGAGCGCCGGCGTGTCGATGAGCTAGTCGGATTCAGTATCCGCAACTGGCATACAGCCCACCATACAAAAAGCCATAAGAGCGCCGCCTAACTACGGCACCCCGAAAACTGCCATTATTTTGCAGTTTCCCAAAAAGCATTAGCAAACCGCCCGAGGCGGTTTTTTTACGTCTGCACAGAAATATTTTCGCCATTTCGGTTTAGATGTCTTTACTTTAGAAGTTTAGTACTCTATACTCTGTTTAACGGTTCAGGGAACGAACCTTACTCAGGAGCGAAAATTGAACGCCTTATATTCAGCCGCAGCACAACGCAATTACGACCGGGCGCTACCGTCCGACAACATCATCGTCCGCGAGCTGGACGTTGAAGAAATCACCCTCCCGCGCTTCACTGCCGCCTCGGTGACCGAAGCCGATGTCGAGCAGTTCATTGCTGAGCTGGTGGCGGCGCCGAACAAACAAATCTTTTTCGAGAACCGCCTCGGCCTGGCTGCGCGTGACTACAAGCTGCAAATCGCTGTGGCGCAATTGTGGGGTCACGACGTCAATGCTGTCCACCCTGCTATCGGTCAAGTGTTCTGGAGCTGGGCGCGCAACTGCGCCATCGAGGCTGCAGCATGAGCTTCCCCCGTACAAAAACACCGTGGCGCTTAGGGCACGCTGGCGCCGTTGTCGCCGATGAGCCGGTACCAGGTATGGGCGGCAGCGATGACGTCGAGTACTACGGTGGTCACTTGATCTGCGAATCAGTCACGCCAGA